CCGCTTCTTCCATTCTTTTTTGTTTGGCAGCACCTACGAAACTCATTACTGTTGTTCCTGCTGTTATAACTAAGCCTGCTATTGCTCCTGACATAATAATTTTTTATTTAATATAACATACTCAGGTAGTTCTTTATAATCTTCTGTATAAACCTCTACCTCAGCGTCCTCAATTGTTTTAGCGTTTGTTCTATATACGCACACCCAAGTTGTGTCTTCATGTATATAAGCAACTCGTTGTGTACCTATCTCAGTCATCACTTTCATTGGAGCTTTTATTCTTTTAACCTCGCCAGTGTCTAATAAAACTGACATCTCACCTTTTAAAAAAAAAGATGGGTGGTTTTGTTTATGAATAAAACTTACAACCAATGTGCCTTTCGGCATAAAAATCTCTCTGGTATATAGTCCGTCTTTTAAATGATGAGTAACTGGCATCAACTCGTCCATTTCAGGAGTGTGGTGCTTTACTGAACCATTATGTACTAAGACGTTCTCTTTGAATGTGTTAATATTCTCCCAAAGAAGACCTCTATTTTGATGGACATACTCTAATATATTTTCTGGTTTATTTTTCTTTTTCCTAAATATACTTAATATACCCATAACTTTTACAAAGATATGAATTTTAAGGGAAACTTTTGAATGCCTGACTTTTTACTACAAAAAGCTCTGTTGGCGAAGTATTATTATTAGTTAGTGTAAATTCACAGTAGTGTCCTAACACTCCTTGAGATTCTGCAATAGAATTTTTAATAAATAAAAAGTACTCATTTACCCCTGGTATAGGAACGCTTCCTGCTACTGTAGTGTCTATAGTTACTATAGATGTACCATCGTTTTGATTTACAACAGATGTAACCTGACCAGCTAAATTAGGGTCATAAATTCCAGAACCAGGGACAGTTTCAAGACCAAAGTAAAATAAATCTCCATTTGATAAAATAGAACCAACGTTTGATGGCGGCACAAAAGTAATAGTTGCCGTAGTAGCTGTAGTTACAACATCATCACTAACACCTATACCAGTTAATGAGCGTAAAGGAAGTTGAGGTGTGTTATCAGGCAAGGTTGTATTATTTCTTATAAAAGCAAACCAATCAGATTCTTTCTTTTCAAAATAACTTGCGTTAATAAAGCCTGTTGTTTGCAAGTCTGTTATAAACGTGCCCTCCCATGCATCATCAGCTTCAAGGGCAATTGTTTTAAATTTTTTATTTTCTACAGGAGATTCATTAAAAACACTGGTTATTGTAGACATACCCTGTATACCATAAAAGTTATTTCTTGGAACACTAGCTGAATTATGCTGATATAAATCACCACCTTTAAAAGTATACAAAAATTGATTCATACCCTTTATAAATTCTGGGTAATAAGAATAAAATGACGGCCACCCTTGTACTGAACCGCTATATGTTAGTGTATAATTATCCATGTTTTATATTTTAAGTTGGGTCACAGGCTCCTGTTGCTATTACCATACCATATCTTACCTGAATATATGTGCTGCTATTAATTATATAAAACTGTGGTAAGGTATTATCATTCAGTGGCGTCACACCATTACTATCCTCATATACAAAGTTACCAACTTTTGGTATAACATTAGTATCAGTAGTGAATACCTGAGTATTAGGGTCATAAGTAGCGTTAGGCGCAAAGTAATAAGTCTCTGTAGGAACAGAACAAGCAAAACCACCTTGTGCAGCTGAAGAGCTAAATGACGGCAACGCTGCAGGACAAGATACATTATATATAAAGAATGTGTTGGTTATTGGAGCAAAAAACTCTAACTGAAAAGTACTAGGTGTAGCAGATGGCTTAGGTATCACTAAAGTAAACACGTCTTCTCCATCAGTGCTGTTTTGTGAGCTAGCCACACTTATGGTTCTTGTAGTTCCTAGCGATTGATATGTTCCATTCTGAAGCGAATAATCAGTTACATTTGTATAAGGAGAGCCGCTAAACGTATCAGGGAAGCCTACATAGGTAGGTAACCCAGTTCCAGAATTATTTACTCTTCCAAAAGGAAACTGATTGGCGTTATTCTGAGATGTTAATATATTGTACGTATTGCTATTGTATGTAGCTAACACACCATCAGGTATAAGAGAGCCCATGTACATGTGTATAACAATAGCACCCACATCAGATGGAGTTCCACCTACACCAATGTCTGCAGTAAAATAACCATTGCTTGGATTTGATGCAGAGAAGTTAGTATTACATGGGTTTCCAGGTGATACAGGAGGAGTACATGAGCCTGTAGCGATAACAATACCATACTGTATTTCAAGAAAAGTTGTGTTATTAACTATTATGTATTGACTTGTTGCTGTATTGTTTACTGGACTTCCTCCATTAGCGTCAGTATAAACAAAATTACCTATACCAGGGATAGAAAGTGTCTCAGGGACAAATACAATTGGTTGTGTAAATGTCGTAGTTGCGTTTTGAGCAAAGTAATAAGTTTCTGTAGGGTTAGCGCATGTATCGTCTGCCTGAACTGGTGACCCTAAAAAACTATCTAAAGGAGCTGGACAATCAGCTTGAAAAGAAAAAAATGTTCCTAGTATAGGCCCATAAAAATCTATATTTAAACCTGTTGCTGTTGCTGAATTTTTAGGGATTACATGCGTATACACTCTAGTTCCTCCACCTCTTAAATCTATTTGAGACGGCACAATATTAATAGGTGCAGTCGTTCCTGTGTTTAAATAAGTTCCATCAGTTTGTATTGTATAAACAGGAAGATTTGGCTGAGATACTGGAGTGTTGTCTGGGCTTCCAAAATAAGTAGGTTGACCAACTGGCGTGTTTAACCCCACTGGACCTTGATTGTTTCCTATATACGTTAAGCGATTAAATGTTTGCCCATTATATGTACTTAATATTCCATCAGGAATTGTATTACCAACAATAGAATAAACCACCACTGCGCCAATATCAGCTCCTGCATTAATCTGACCTAAGAAAGTTGCATTAATTTGGCTTGACTCACCTGCCACCTGTCCACATGGTAATGCACATTGTGGGCATGGTTGTGCAGGTAATAAAACGCAATTAAGTAATTCACGTACAATTAAGCCGTCTGAATATAATCCATCTGCTGCACAAACATTCATATCCTCATCAGCAAAAATTGCTGTTGAAGTTGCCAAGTTTGGGCCGTTTAAATAATATGTTCCTGATACTGCCATTCTATTTATTTTAATTATGGTGTTGGGTCGGTACAGTCACAGCAGACATCTGTTAGGTCTATTGTTCCGTAGCACAACACATCTTCTGTTGGTTGTCTATAATCGTATACTAAATATAAGTTTGAACCAGTTGTACCCATTGTGTACTCTCCTATATATTGGTCTGGTGCAAGGGCAACATCTAAAGGTAGAGCTGGTCCTGCAGCAGAAATTAAAGAAAGTATATCAGCAGGTGTTGCTGTATATGTCGTATTAGTTCGCAAAGCATAAAACTCATTTTGAGTCGGCTCAAAAACAAAATCATCTACACTTCTTTTATTACAAATCACTTGAACTGAAGCATTATCAGCAGGTATAACACCAGCTCCCTGTGGAGCAGTAACAGATTGAAACTGACTAATTATAATAAAATCAGTACCATCTATGAATGTTACTTGCTCAGAATGAAGTGGAGATAAATATGTTCCATCTACCCATCTGTATTCATTGTGTATTGTTTGCCCTACATGAGTAGCATTAGTAATACATACTTGATACACAGTAATAATCTCTGCAACTGGACATTTAACCTGAACGCTAACTGATGTTCCAGCTTTACCTGTTAATGTAACTTGTGCTTCGCTTTCACTTACAATGTTCTTATCAAAGTTAAAAGTAAAAGTTCCATTACCAATAGACGTTGTAGGGACTACGCTTACCCCATCATATATCACTTCTATACTGCTAGGCGTAGAACCACCTGGTGTATTTGCTACACAAATAATTTCTACATCTCCAACTAATAATCCAAGGTCAATACAATATTCAATTGTTTTGTCTTCAGGAAATGTAAAGCTTCTATTTATACCACATTCAATACATGATTCCTCTGATGGCAATTCTTCATCATTAATACTTAAAACATATTCATTCATATAAGGGTCATACCCTCCAATTTTTTGATTGTTTAAGCTAGTAATAAATCTATCTCTAAACCACGACCTCATACCAGCTTCAGAAATTACTGTAAGCTGTTCATTTTGTCCTGCAGAACCTGTAAGCATAATCACTGCACCACGCTTAGCGTCAGTAAAATATTTATTGTAACCCCAAGAACAAAAACTTTCAGGGTTTCTTGAAATACCATACTCTTCTATTCTGGCTATCTGAGTTCCTAAAACTTCAGGAACAGAAGCAACTTGACCTCCACCAGTAGAGTCGGTCAACAAGTTCTTTCCAGCTAACACATAAGAGATTTTATCTTCTTGTAAAACTAATATATCGGTTTCTCTTCCATGAAGTTTTTCAATTGGACCATAGATATCTTCACAAGCTTTAAAGTTTAGTAAACCTAAGTTAAATTCATTTAGCTTGTTTACATTGCTTTCATTGTTATAAACACCACTATAAGTTAAATCAGCAAAGCGATGCGCTTGCTTAAACTCTAATTCAGAAGTAGATGTAGTTCTTTCTCCTAAACTAAACTCTTTTCCTACAATTGAATCTCTAACCCTATAGCTTTCTACACCATTTCCGAAAGAAAAACAATTAAAAAAGTCTGTTAATATAACAGCAGATTGAGTACTGGTTTGATTTTGTATGTTACCATCATGTCTTCCAGTTGTCTTATCTATATTGAACACATCTGCAGATTCATACCATAAGTCTGGCGTAGCATCTTGAGGTTCGGTTTCAAAAACTAATGTATTTTCAGCTCTAAATACTTCTATTTTTAAATCAGCACACGCTCTTTTTCTACCTGAATTCTTAGCTCCAGAACAAGAGTTTGTTCCAACTATCCCTAAAGACTTCAATCCTGTACTTGTACTTTCCAAGAATTGCCATTGATACGTACATCTGGTTTGTGCCATTTGACCTAAAGCAGCATCTGTTGAGGCAGCTGTTATGGTTGCAGGATTGTAATAGTTGTCAAAGTAAGGAGCTGGACAATCTGGGTCTCCAGTAATACCAGAAGCTGCACCACTATTTAATAAAGAAGCAACATTATCTCCATCCCACCATTCTTTAAAATTATCATAATCCTGTGAGGCTGTTAGTTTTAAATCTAGATTGTACTGTCTCCCATCGCATTTCTTTCCTGGACCACCTCTTCTTCTGAATTGTGCGAATATATTTATTCTTGACCCTGCAGGCAGTGAGTAATCTATAAACTGCCCTGGGCTATTAGGGTCTTCAATACCAACTGGATAGGCCACTCTTGGGTGGTGGTTTTTTCGTCTCCCACAGTCGGCTCTGTTCCCATATAGAACTGTCGGTAATTCTCCTTGAATCACCTGAAAGTCGTTAGCAATTACTTTCATATAAGTACCTGCTGGTATAGGAATCTGTGCGCCACTAGAATCTTTAGCTTCAATAAAGTTTTCTGTCTGAGCCTCTTTCTGCAAAACAGTAGCATACTGACATCTTGTGGTTGGGCCAGCGGTGTCGGCCTTTACTCTTAGTCTATCACCCTCCTGAACTTTTCTAGCGTTTTCACCCTCCAATAAAAAGTATGTTGCTGCAGTTGCAGGCTCATCAAAAAATATGTTTGAATAAACTGTATTGTAATCCTCAAAATCTGGCTTTATACAAAGCTTATATCGGTCAGCCCATACTGGTGCTATTTGTGATGGCGGTATAGTTACTTGTATTGTATTCTGAAGAGATGCAGCGGAGCAGCCTACGTGAACAGTGTTGTTTGGACTAACAAGGGCCGTTGATGAACGATTAAATTCATCCATATAAATAATGCCTATTTCATAATCCCTGTCGCTATGTAAACTTTTAGGATTCCCAATACCAAGAAAAGTTCCCTCTGCAAATGTAGATGTATAATATTCATAAACACTCTGCGTGGGAGTAGTTAAATCATCAACAAATCTCATTGCTGGAACTACAAATCCAATTTCAGTACTCCCTGGACTAGAAATTACTTCTATTGGTTGACCAGCTGCTGAGACTCCACTTTCAAATTTTATTAATGCATCAAGGGTGTTTGGAATAGAACAGTTCCATTCATCAGTAAGAGTTGTTCCATCACAAGAAGTTTCATTTCCAGGCACAGGGTCGTACACTGGAAGTATGTTTGCTGCTGTCCCTATCGACTCTATAAACAAAGGATTTTGAGACAGTTGATAAACACTTGAGAAATCTATGGGTAATATAAATGTGAATTCAAGCTCTAAATTTGTAGACTGTTGAGCTGGGAAAGGAGTTTGCCCAGAAAACTGAGCATGAGTATATCTAATTTCAAAAGTTAAAGAAGCACCAGCCTTTAGCTCTAACTCACCTAAATCAAAAAACACCGCAGCGTTTACAATATTTTGGCTTCCATTAATGTTGTATGTAAAAGAATCGGTTCTGTCATCAAAATCAGCAGCACCTATTTCTTCAGACAAAAGGTCGCAATAATATTCTAGACGAATAGGATTTGTGTTTAAATCCAATAAGTCATAACCATCAACATAATTACCATATATTAATCTGTTACCCATTATTGTTTGGGCTTGAGCTTTTAATGGGACGTTGTCAAACAATCTTACTAATTGTGTTGGATTTAAAACAGTGTATATTTTACTATTATTAAAGCTTAAAGTATAATCTGTATTGTCTGCATATCCAAGATTTTGTTTGTCAAATATCTCTATAGATTTTATAACACTAGATGTGGTTTCAGCAAAAACAACTTCTATAGCTTTTACTAAAGGGCCTCCGCTATTATAAGTAACCTTAACATTATTAAATGCGTTTGTCATTCCCTCATTAAGACCTGATTCAATTGCATAGTTAAAACCTTTAGGCACAAAAGCTGGTTCTGTAAACTGAGATAAAGCAGAATACTCACCATCTTCATATCTGTATCTGTAAGCAAATGTTATGAATCTTTCTTCTATAAAATTTTCTTCACCAGATAAGTTGGTTAATTCAAATGATGGAGCTGCAACAGGTGGCTTTTTAATAACTAAAAGCTGTTCTTCTAAATCAGGGGAATTAGGATTATAGTTCCTAGTAATGTTTATAAACCTGGGTTGGTTATAGTTGTCGGTCCAGAATAATAAATCTTCAACTCTGTTTACGCCTGTTATTAGAAAATCTTCATTGAAGTTCAAGATAGTTTGTACAGCACCAGCTGTAACAACATGATAAGTTAATAGGTTTAATTGAACATTATATGAAACAACAAAATCTACTATACCACCTACAGAATGTGCAGGGTCATGGACAAACCAATATAATGTTTCTCTCTGGCCATCTTCATAAGCACCAATACATTTAGCTTGGGAACTTAAAGGAACTCCATTATAGCTCAAAGAGGTTAATTGCCGATTACCCTTTGTATTTTCAACAGAACCAACTTCAGATTCCTCCGTAGAACCAAGCCTAATATTCATCGCATCAACATACTCACCATTTGGCACTAAGCGTTCATCAACGCTTTTATTCATGCGACCTGCAATAAAATTTCTAGTAGTTTCTGCCATCTTACTTTATCCACTTATCCATTCCTCTGATGTTCTGTATCAAACGACCTGGATGTATATTACTAATTCTAAGCTTAGCGTTTCTTAATAACGCAGAGCTTCTTTTTCTTGCTCTTGCAACAACGTATTCTTGTACACCAAACTTAGCATTCAATATAGCAAACTGAATGTAAGCATAAACATATTCTTCAAACAATTTATTGACACTTATTTGAGAGTCATCTCCAGCTTCCATGCCGTCTGAAACATATTCCAGAATACACAACTCACCTGCCATGTCTGAACTGAAGTTTATTACTCTTTTATTTATTTTAAAGGTAGGATTAAAGTTTGCAGTCTCGGTGTTTAGTCCATACTGAGCTCCTATACCATAATCAAAATACCAATCCCCATCTACACAATACCCCTCTCTATTGTTGTAAGGGCTTTGCTCGTTGAGGTAAATACTTTTTTTAGTACCCTCTATCCTTTGCATGTCAATCGTGGAAGTAGATGGCTTTAAAATGTTTCCATCGTGGTCAAACAATATTCTGCAATTATGGTCTTGAAGATATGCATCACTCCAATTAGTTTGAATGTTTTCTGTAAGTGGCCTGAGTACACCATCTTTATATAAAGATATTCTTACCCAATTAACATAATCTATTGGCAGCACATATCTTAATGTGTCACACACATCTAGTTCTAAAATCTTTAGCTCTTTAAATGCATCATAGTTGAGTTCCTGTATGGCCCTTTTTGCGTGAAACAAAACTCTATATCTTTCCTCATTATTGACTAAGCTATGATTACCTGCATACATTAACATAAAATTGTTGACTATGTCATACAAACTTACATATTGATATGACCCCCAGTTAGCATCTTCAGGAGCGTTTCCATTGTTTTCGTAATATTGATATTCTGTTAAGTACGCCATTATTTCTGATTTTGTTCTTCTCTCATATCCATTGATTGCCCAAACTGGATTGCTTGAACTTCTCTAATCGACATTCCAGCATATTGTAATATTTTATTTACTAATGTTGGTTCATCTTCTAAGGGTAATTCAAAATCCTGGTATAAAGCATCTGATTGATTAAAAGATGGTTCACCTCCAACTAGCTGAGCATAAGTCCACTTAGGGTCTTTAGGATATCGTATATACTGACACAAGATTCTGCCAGCTGATGTCTCTCCAGAATTTATTACATTTACACCCCATTGAAAGTTCTCAGGATATACCTGTATTACTGTTCCATTCTGTGAATATGCTGGAAACAATTCTGTAGGTTTTGTTAAGTTAGACATATTTAGTTGTGTAATCTTTTTGTTTGTTACTTTTTCACATTCATTTACACCTTGTCTAGTGCTTAAAATTGTATAAGAATCTCCTGAGCTTATAAATATATCATCTTCTAATATTAGTGTGTCAGTAGCTATTGTGTTTAAATATCTAACATTAGTTGTTTTACCAGTAGTTAAGTTAACAACAACATCACCTGGCTGTACGCCAAGGCCCAAAAAGTTTTTGGTGTTGTCAACCAATTCGTTTGTGCTGGCTAAAGTATTAGTGCTGTTAGCTACTAAATATCTTGTAAGTAATAAAACTTTATTTATCAAATAATAATTCGAGCCTGTTGTAGCTGTAGTCGGCACACTGTACGTAGAAGTGGCAGAGGGTGAAATGATTACCTCATTAGCTCCGTTAAGATATACTGGCGCAAGAGGTTTTTGCTCTGAAAATATTTCTATAGCATCCTCATAAGTTTGTTTTATATCTGCCAATCCAACCCCTGATTGCCTAGCATTCTCTTTAGTTATTTGATAATTATATTGATAGAAATAATCCTCAAAAATATCTAGCTGTGCTTGCTTGGCATATAAATTAAAATCACTAGGAGTTATATATCCATAGTTGTTTTTATTAAGAACCGACAGTACAGTTTCTCGTACTGAATTTATTATGCTCATCTGTTAATTTATTTACTACAAAGATAAGCAAAAAAAAAGAGGTTGCATTTCTGCAGCCTCTTCTTGGTCAATTGGAGTAATCAGCTCCATTTATTATTATGAATGTTCTTTGCAAAAATATAAATTATTTTTTATAATCCAAGTTTTTTTCAAGAAACTTTAACACTTCAATACCCTCATCAGATTGTAGATAGCTTGCAATTACATAGTAAGGGTCTTCTCCAAAGGGAAGATTAAGCATTCTCTTTTTGTTTTTTTCAGTATTGAAGTATACATCTTTTTTATTATTCTTAAATACCAGTACATTATTATTAAAGAACTCTTTTATTTTAGAGTTAAGCTTTAATGCAGGGTCTTTAACAGATTTTAAAAACATATCTGGCTCTTGCTCAGCAAATATAAGAATGTCTCTTCTCAGTTCTGCTGATGTAGTTCGAGATGTGTCTGTGTTAAACAACACTCTAGCTAAAGCTTCTACCTGGTCTATATCAAGTTGTCTAGCTTCTATAAGAGCATCTACTCTGTTGTTTAAAACTTCCATTTCTGTCTGAGCGTCTTTCTCAGTATTAACCTCA